ATCAGAGGCACCATAAGAAACGACAAAGTCTTCTGCTGGCACAAACATGGCACATGGTCTTTCCATAATTGGATCATAATAAACTTTCTTAAACGCAGATCCTGCCAAAGGTAACTTAAATAACATCTGTTCTGTTTCATCACGATACTCTGTCATTTCTTCTGTAAGCAGGTAATTCATCTCATTTTCTACTCGTGCAGCCTGCTCTGTTTTCTCAACAGACATCTTTCCAACTATCTTTGTTCTAACAGGACCAGATGCAGGGAATATCTCTCCCATAGCCTGTGCTTGAAATCTAACTATTGATTCTGTAAGTATTGGGTGAAATACACCAGATGAACCTGCCCAAGGCTGTTGTCTTTCTTCTATCTTCATACCAAGAAGATCTAAGCCTTTCACATAGCTTTTTGCCCATTCACTTCTTGACTGTCTATCTGAATTAAAGCTGGATATTAATTCACTTGCCATAGATTGTAGATCAGCTTCGTCTATTTGATCTGCCAAGTTTGCATCAAAGCCACCTGACATAATTTCTTCTACTTGTTCTCCTGTGAAATCTATTATCATGCCACCATCTTCTGTTTCTATAGATACAGAATCAGGATTCTCAACTTCTATGCTTACATCAGGTTCTGCCATTTCTTTAAATGTAGTAGCTGGTGTCATAACCTTTTCTATAGCCATGATAATCTCCTATTTCATTCTTTCTAAAATTCTATCAATCTTTTCTTCTAGTCTATTAATTGCAACGGTGACATCATCACGCTTTGCATAATCTTCTCTAGTTTTATTTAATAAGATATCAATTCTTTTAACTTCTCTTGATTGTGTTCCCAAGAACCATCCTCCGCCTAATACAATTATACCCATCAAACCATCTATTATGTGAGTCATTTCCATATTTTTCTTTGATCCAATCTAGCTTTATTAGTTTTAGGATCGTACACAAATTCTGATTTATGCCTGCCTGATGATTTAACAGCCCTGTCTATAGCTCTTTCTTCTGCTGTCATTGAGTCCCTTCTCATACCCTTTTCCGTTAAATTTTCTGTGCCGGGAATAATCATGCCCCTTTTTTGTAATATTTTTATAGCCATTGATCTATCGCCCACTTGTTCAGAAAACCTATCAATAAGTTTATTTCTACCCATATGTTTATTTGTATGTATTTTCATTAATAATACTCCACAGGCCTTCTGTACTTAGGTTCATCATCCCAATCATCCATTGCGGTCCTTATCCAACCACCTTGTCTAAATCTTAACAGTGCCTGTGTAGTAGAGTCAACCAAGTCATCGTGATCTCCTGTAGGGAATGATGCACATTCCTCTATAACTTCATCGGCCCACCTAGTGGGTGGACACCAGATAACACCACTAGCAAATAAGTCTGTTACACTGTTAACTCTTGCTATCTTATCCTGTCCACGGCTCGGTGTAAACTCCGTAACTGGTATTCCCATCGCTCTAAGCTCAAAAATTAAAGGTGAACCTGCCGCTTTTGCCTCAATAATCATTTGATCTGGCTCATATTCCCAGTATTTTTCATATGCTGCACGTTTTAAATCAGGAAATTCCAGTTTTTCTTTAAATGCATCTAGTAATATGAGATTTGGCCTGTCCGCACCGTCATCATCCGGTAAATAGAAGATACCCCAAGTGGTACAGGCACTATAATCTGCTCTTTGTGTCTTTAAAAACGCTGTATCCCACGATTGTATGATGGACTCACATGGTGGAAGGTCATCTTTTTCCCATTCTTGCCACCATTCACGCTTTATTAGCGCTCCTTCTTCGGATGTTGGGTCCTGTTGGTACTGTGCGTTCCATTTTGCCACTGGTAATTCAGCTCTGAGAGCGTCTAACTCTGATCTTTTCCAAAATTCTGGCCATAAAGTCTTGTTTGATGGCAATATTGCAGGCAGTTGTATCACTTCCCAATCGTTAGAACCCTCTCTTTCGATAGATTTGTTAATTATCTGCCCTGTTAAATCTCTTTTTGACCATCTAGTCATAACAAGTATGATGGCACCACCCGGTTGTAGTCTCTGTCTAGGACCTGATGTATACCATTCGTAAACTTTGTTATAAACTTCTGGGTTGTAATCACCCATAGTGGCCTCTTGCTCGGAGTGGGGGTCATCAATTATCAAAATATCAGCACCCTTACCCGTAACTGCACCACCAACACCTATAGCAAAGTAATCACCACGCTTGTTTGTGTTCCATCTACCTGCCGCCTTACTGTCTGTGGATAACTCTATGCCGGGAAATACATTCTGGAAGTCTTCGTTCTGTATTAAGTTACGAACCTTCCTGCCAAAACCAACAGATAGCTCTGCAGTGTGTGCGGTCTGTATAACTTTCTTTTCCGGATACTTTCCCAAAAACCATGCTGGAAATAAATAACTTGCAAATTCTGACTTGGTATGACGGGGTGGCATGTTGATGATCAGTCTTTTCAAATCACCCCGGGCCACTTTTTCAAATGCCTCTGCCATTATCTCATGGTGCTTGCCATGAATAAAAGACGGCCACATAAGTTTAACAAAAGATAAAAAATTATCTCTTGCGTCTTCTCTTTCTTTTACGGATTCGTATTCTTCTACTAGTGCCAGAATTTCTTTTTGCTTCTCTGGAGGAAGCTCACTAATCTTATCTAGATTATCTTTTAAGATATTAGACAGATCATTCATTATTGCTCCACACTTCAGGAGGTCTGCTCTCTACAATCTTTTTTGCCAACTCAATCATCCACAAACTATCCTCTGTTTCAACTGAAGAAGAAACATGCAATACCCTATCACCACTTTCATCAGTGGTCCATCCTATTACCAGAGCATCTTCTAACTCAAATTCTTCTATTATTTTAGGAGATTTTCTGTAATCACTTAAGGTTACAATATTGTCTGACAAATAATTGTTCCTTTACAATATTTATAAATATAATATTTATAAACTTCTATAGGACATTAATAAACTTCTTTAGGATATTTATAAATATTAAAACAATAAATTTTATTTATACTATTTTTCAATAAATTTCAATAAAAAAAGAATCATATAGGCATTTTTTTTTAAAGTTGATATTATTTTACCTATATTTACCTCTATTACTTTTTAAAAAGGGTACTCCTTTGTTAAATTTTAGTATTTTTATGTGCAAAATCATGTTGTCGTGTGTGTAGCCACGGCCATGTGTCGGGGTGGGTAGGGAGTGGGTGGGGTTAGCGACTAACAAAAAAAATTTTAGACCGGACACATTAAAAGAACTTATCGTTCCTAGCTGTAAAGAACTTATCGTAACTAGCTGTAAAAGTTTACGTAACTTTTTATTTGGAAATTATACTGTTTAGCTTGTTCAGTAATTCGTTTTCTATTTCTACTGAAGACCTATCACGTTTATCATCTACTTTTAAAACGTCAGTAAATAATCCATGATGCTTTCCTAATAATTCCAAACCTTTTAATCTTACTGCATCAGTTACATTTACATCATCAGCCATCTTTTCGATCTTCTGTAAGATTATATCTGATCGTTTGACCTCATCCATGCGATGCAATTGCTGTTTCTGCTCTATTAGCTTATTTATTGTTAAGGTTATGTTAATGTCTGCTCTTAGCTTAGATGCCATTGCTCTTAAAGAATTACCTTTAGTTTTTTCAGATACATTATAGTTGTTACGATATGCATCAATATACGTCATATCATTGAATACAATATCCCTACAAAATCCCATTTGCTTTGCTGTCAATTCTGATCCAATAACTTTAGAATTTTTACTCTTATCTTTTTTCGCATTGTTATCACTTACCAATTTTAATTTAGGTTTATTATCTTTTTTGTCTGACATATTTTTATCCTCAAAAGTTTACGTAAAGTTTTAATATCATATTCCTTAGACCTGCGACCTTTACCAATGATAACACTTTATTATCTTTGTTTGTAGTCTCATTTCGTGAAATATTCATTGCTGTCGATTTAAGAGCCATACAGCACATGTAAGCACTTTAGGCTGTATTGCTATCTAAAAGTAAGTTTCAGCGTTTTTGTTGCCCACCTTGGATTACAGAGTATTTTGGTAAATAATAGTAAATAATAGTAAATAATGTAAACTTTAATGCTTGTATTAAATGAATTAATCGTTATATTAATAATTGAAGATACAGCCTCTGTTTGGCAACTCGTTTGAACTGTAAAGCAAACATCCCTTTCTGACCTACATGGGAAACTAGGCATTAAGGAAAGCAACTGAAAGAATGTAAGTTGTAAGTACTAGAAAGGCAAGAGTGATACAGCCCCCACAATTCAGTCTGATGAGGACAGCGATATGGGCTAGTAGTTTCTCACGAGTTTCCAAATAGAGGTTGTAACAATTCAAATCAATCAAACAACAATGGAGATCATTATGTACAAGAAATTAAATCAAGACGAAATAAAATTACTAAGACTTTTATCTGATGCTTACAACTTTGGAAACATTGCTGATGTAGAAAGTCCAACAGCCACAGAGTTTGGTGGTAAGTTTGTTGGTAACTACGAGACAATGGATTTAGTAAATGGACTAGATCACAATCTAGTTTCTCAAATTTGTAATCCAATATCTCAGATCATAACCTCGATGATTGGTAAAGAGTTACATGATCTTTGGATCAATGGATCAAACTACGATGTAGATTGGTTAATCAATTTTACAGAC